GCGGGCTTGCCGACGCTTTGAATTGGGCGGGCGTTTCGGAAGATGAATTTCAATCAAAGCTGGACGCTTGCACTTCGGAGCAGGAGCGGCAAGCGCTGATTACGGAAACGCTGAACGGGCTTTATTCAGACGCGGCGGAAGCATACAGGGAGGTTAACGGAGATATTATCGAAGCGCAAAAGGCAACGGCTTCCCTTAATAGCGCTATGGCGGCGCTGGGCGCGATCGCTGAACCGATCGTTACGAAGCTGAAACAGCTTGCGGCGGAACTTCTGCAACAGATAACGCCGTTTGTAGAGTTGATCGGAAACGGGCTGACCGGAGCGCTGGAGGGCGCGGAAGGCGCGGCACAACAGTTTTCCGAAGGGCTTTTGGGGCTTGTAACGTTCATCGTTGAACAGCTTGGGGCAATGTTGCCGACCTTCCTTGAATTCGCCTTGCAGATGATCGGGACGCTTGCAACAGGTATCGCGCAGGCGTTGCCGACGCTTGTTCCGACGATCGTTCAGATCATTACACAGGTTGTTCAAACGCTGATTAACAATATCCCTATGCTGATCGACGCGGCGTTACAGCTTATCACAGGGCTGGCGCAGGGGATTATAAATGCGATCCCCGTTCTTGTGGCGGCGCTTCCGCAGTTGATAACGAGCCTTGTTAACGGACTGCTGGCGGCGATCCCGCAGATTATTCAAGCGGGTATCGACCTTTTGACTTCCCTTATTACCGCCCTTCCGGAAATCATTACAACGATTGTAACGGCTATTCCGGAAATCATAAACGGGATTATTACGGCGCTTCTTGAAAATATCCCGCAGATTGTTCAAGCGGGCATTGACCTTCTTGTGGCGCTGATACAGGCGCTTCCGCAGATTATAACGACGATCGTTCAAGCGATCCCGCAGATTATCAGCGGAATTGTAAACGCGCTGATCCAGAACATACCGCAAATCATTCAAGCGGGCGTTCAGTTGTTCGTTTCCCTCATTCAGAACTTGCCGACGATCATTGTTGAAATCGTGAAAGCCGTTCCGCAGATCGTTTCCGGTATCGTACAGGCTTTCGCAAATTTGGGCGGCGAGATGGTAAACGCGGGTGCAAATCTTCTTCACGGCTTGTGGGAAGGTATTTCAAGCGCGGCTTCTTGGCTATGGGAGAAAGTAACCGGCTGGGCTTCCGGACTGATCGACGGGATCAAAGGCTTCTTCGGCATTCACTCCCCTTCCACCGTTTTCGCCGAAATCGGCGGGAATATGGCTGACGGCGTAGGCGTAGGCTTCGGCGACAGTATGGAAGGCGTTTCGTCGGATATGACCGCCGCAATGGGCGGAGCGGGAGAGCTTACCGCCGCCGAAGCGGTGCGCGCCGTGAACGACGGAATTATGGCGAATATCGAAGGGCTTTCCGGCGCAATAACCGCGATCGTCGAAAAGGTAATTACCGGACTGAACGCACAGGCGCAAAGGCTCATTCAAGCCGGACAGGATTTTGACAATCAGATTTCTTCCGGTATGGTGCAGGGTATCCCGCAGATCACGGCAAAGATACCGCAAATCACGCAGAGCATTATAACCGCCTTCACCGCGCAAAATCAAAAGTTCATTCAAGCGGGCGTTACGATCGACAAGAATATAGCTTCCGGAATGGTGCAGGGTATCCCGCAGATCACCGGAAAAGTGGCGCAAATCGTACAGCCCGTTATTACCGCGCTGAATTCGTTTGTATCCGACTTCGTGGCGGCGGGCGAAGAAATGGTGCGCGGTATTTGGCAGGGCTTTCAAAATATGTCGAGTTGGCTGGAAAGCCGCGTGCGTTCGATGATGCGCGAAATTGTCGCGGCGGTTGAAGATGAAATGGATATTGCTTCCCCGTCGAAAGTCTTTGCGGGTATCGGCGAATATATGGCGCAGGGGCTTGGCGAAGGCTTCGGACGCGAAATGCGAAACGTCGAAAAGACGATCCGCAGGGCGACCGACAACGCCGTCCCCGACGATCCGGAACCGCGCCCGCGCGCAGGCGGCAGACAGGAAGCGCGCTTCGAGGTGGTGCAAAACATCTACGCGAACGATACTTCCTACGCCCAGCAACAGCGCGAAGCGGCGCGGCAGTTCAGAATGATTGCGCGGGAGGTAATGGGCTGATGAAAATACAAGAAAAATTGACCTACACGAACGAGCGGGGGGAAAGCATTGTCTTTTCCCCTTCTTCTTCGTATCACGTAAACTTCAAGGACGTTTCCGGCTTGTCCGACGTGCAGAACGCCATATATTCAACAAACAGTATGGGGCAGGACGGCGACACCTATTTAGGATACCGCATTGAAAGCCGCGATATTGACATCGTAGGGCATATCAGGGAGCGGGACAAAATCGCCGTGCAGGAATTGCGCCGCAATCTGAACAGGATATTAAATCCGCAGTATTCCGCGACGCTTACTTACGAATTGGGCGACTTCAAGCGGGTTATCGGTTGCACGATCAACAATGCGCCGATCTTCAAGCGCGGGACGATATTAGAGCAATTCACGATCCAGCTTTCGTGTCTTAATCCGTTTTGGCGGGAAGAGGCGGAAACGCGCGAGGATATAGCAACGTGGATCGGCGGCTTTGAATTTCCCGTTCCGGACGGGCTGGAGATAACGGAGGATTGGGAAATCGGATACCGCCAGCCTTCGCTGATCGTCAACGTGTTCAATTCCGGCGACGTGAAAAGCGGTATCCGGATCGAGTTCCGCGCGCTGGGCGCGCTGACAAATCCACAGCTTCTGAACGTCAATACGCAGGAATTCATTAAAGCGAACCTTGCGCTGGAAGCGGGCGACGTGCTGACCGTTTCGACGGGATACGGCGAAAAATCCGTAAAACTGTTACGCGGCGGCGTTGAAACCGACGCTTTCCGTTATTTGGACGTTGACAGTTCATATTTACAGCTTGCCGTGGGCGATAACCTTTTCCGATATTCAGCGGATACAAACGCGGAAAATCTCGAAGTATCCATTTATCACAATAACTTGTATTTGGGGGTGTAGCGGTATGGAATTATACGTCTATTCTTCCGATATGGAGCTTCAAGGGATCGTCGAAAAAATCGCGTCGCTGATCTGGACGCGCCGCTATTGGAGTTGCGGCGAATTCAAGTTGCTTGTTCCCTTCACGGAAGAGCATTCCCGAATGCTGGTGAAGAACAATATCATTATGAAGCGCGGCGACGACGAAGCGGCACAAATCCGTTATGTTTCGATCACGAAGAATTCGCAGGGGCTGGAGGAAATCGAGGTTCAAGGAAAGTTCCTGATCGCGTGGATCGGGAAGCGGATAATCAAAAAGCAGATTATCACGAACGACACAACGCAGAACATTCTATACCGTATTGTACGGGAGAATGTAACAAATCCGGCTGATACCGTGCGAAAAATTCCGGACGTGTCGATCGCGGACGACGACGCGGACACCGAAAGCGGCGTGATCGACTACACTTCGGAACAGTACACAAACGCCCAGCTTGCGGCGGAAACAGCGGCGAAGGCGGCAAAGCTGGGAATACGAATGCGAACGGACGCGCGCACGGGTACGCACGTCTTTTCCGTCTACGAGGGGCGCGACCTTACGGCTGGCAACAGCGCGGGGAATGCGCCTTGTATCTTTTCGCAGGAATTCGATAACATCGTCGAGCAGGAATACACGAACAGCATTGAAAACCTAAAAACAACGGCGTTCGTCGGCGGTGAAGAGAAAGAAGGCGTTGCGCGGAAGGTTGCCGAAGTAGGCGGATCGGCAGCAGGGCTGGAGCGTGAAGAGGTATTCATAAACGCCACCGATATTGTGCAGGAATACGAGGACGACGACGGCGAACAAGTATCGCTTACGGATACGGAGTATTTAGCGCTTCTTTCCGCCCGAGGTGCAGAGGAATTAGAACAGTACGCGGAAACGCTTTCGTTCGGTTCAAAGGTAAACACCTTCGCAAATCTGATCTACCGAACCGATTATGATTTAGGCGACCGCGTTACTTGCGTGAACAAGCGCTGGGGAATTCGCATTGACGTTCGCATAACGGAAATTGCGGAAACCTATCAAAACAACGTCGAAGAGATTGATATAACCTTCGGCGAAAGTTTGCCCGCGCTTTTAACGCAGATACGGCAGATCACAAAATAAAGGGGTGTAAATATGGAAAAATCGAGCTTTTTTAACAGCGTATCCGGCGACCGAAAATACAAGGCGGAAGATTGGGCTTCGTATTTTGGATCGTTCATCGGAAACGGCGTTTTCCCTGTTCCTTCGACGGGGCTTCAAGTTGTTGCCGGAAGCGGAATGCAAGTAACCGTGAAGGCGGGAAAAGCGTGGATCAACGGCTATTTCTACAACAACACAAGCGACCTTTCCTTGACGCTTGCGACGGCTGACGGCGTTTTGAACCGCATTGACCGCATTGTGGTTCAATGGGACTTGACGAACCGCGTTATTTCGGTGAAGGCGAAATCTTCTTCGTATTCGGCTTCCCCTACCGCGCCAGCCGTCGAGCGGGACGCGGATATTTACGAATTGGCGATCGCCGACGTTTACGTGGGAGCGGGTGTAACCGCGATCACAGGTTCGAGCATTACAGACAAGCGCCTTGACAGTACCGTTTGCGGCGTTGTAGCGGGACTGGTAGACACGATCGACACGACAGCTTTTAACGCACAGCTTGAAGCGTGGTTCGAGGAATACCAAAGCGACAGCGCGGCGGAGTACAATTCCCTTGTATCGTATATGAATTCCTTGAAGTTACAGGGAAACACGCAGTACGACGCGCTGGAAGAGTATTTCGCGGACTTCAAAACGGAAGCGCAAACGGACTTCGACACTTGGTTTGAAGGCTTGCAGGAAGTGCTGGACGACGACGCGGCTGGAAACCTTCTGAATATGATTACGGCGCTGACCGCCCGCGTCGATCTGATCGAAGCCGTGATCTTCAACGATATTACCGATAATCCGTTCCTTATCCTGTTTGACGACCTTACAGGCGTTACGACAACGGGCGTATGGAACGAGAGCTTACAGCGTATCGAATGTTAAAGCGGTACGCTTGCACGCGGGCGGAATTGTCGTGCATTATAGGGAACCTGTTTATCGAGCTTTCGCCGCCGTGCGAACGTTGCGGCGAAGATGCTTTGACGATCACAGGAACGACCGTAACCGGAAACAAAGGAACGCTTTTCGTTACGGCGGCTGGGTTTGATTTCGAGGGGTGCGCCGAAGATGCCGTTACTATTGACCGCATACGAAAGGGACGGTGCATAAATGCAAAGGCAGGAACGAGGAAGAAAGGAACCTTCGGAATTTAACGTGATCGTGAAGTGCAAAGATTTAATCAAGCACACGTTCACGATTACAAACAGCACGGAGCGTTTCCCGAAGAAATATCGATTTACCCTTGTGAACCGCATACAGGACAAAGCGGTGGATATTTACGAATGCGCGCTTGAAGCGAATGAATTAAACCTTCTTGACGCGCAGGAATTCAAGGAGCGGCAGAAGCTACAAGCAAAGGCAATGACCTATTGCAAGGAGCTTCTATTTTTCATAGAGCTTTCGCACGAACAGGGCTTCATATCAACGAACAGTTGCGAATACTGGTCTAAACTTGTGCTTGATGTGAAGTATATGTTAGCCGCGTGGAAAAAGCGGGATCGCGCGAGAGGGTGAACCGTTTGGGGTACATCTTGATACGCCTAATTCGTCGAACGCCAACAACGTCCGCAACGTCAATTCCGACGGCACGCTGAACAACAACAACGCTTACAACGGGAACAGGGGCGTTCGCCCGCTTCGGTGGAAAATGAGATCGAGTAGGCACGCGCCGAAAGCAGAATACCACCATCAAAGGAAGGTGTATCCCGTCGCCGCTATCCACAGCGGGGACAAATACAGGATCGCCGATGCCGGAGCATTCCGGACGGAAGGCAAAGGCTACGCACAGCGAGGATTTTTTATGACAGATTACGAGAAGATATATAGCTTCGAGAACCTATACAAAGCCTACCGAAAGGCGCGGCAAGGCAAGAGGTGGAAGGGAGCGGCGGCAAAGTTTGAAGTCAACCTTCTTGAAGCGCTGAACCTTTTAAGTTACCAACTACAAACGAAGAAATACACGCTTTCGCCGTATAACACGTTCGAGGTATACGAGCCGAAGCGCCGCGTGGTTATGTCGAACAGCTATAAAGACAAGGTTGTTCAACATTCGCTTTGCGATAACGTGCTTGAACCGATCCTTACACGATCGTTCATTACGGACAACTACGCTTCGCAAGTGGGAAAAGGGACGCATTACGGGTTAGACAGGCTTCAAGAATTCTTGCGGAGGTTTTACCGGAAAAACGGGATTGACGGGTGGATATTGAAGGCGGATATATCAAAATACTTCTATTCCATTAGGCACGACGTGTTAAAAACCTTAATCCGTAGGAAGATAACCGATCCGGACGTTTTGTGGCTTGTTGATATGATTATCGACAGCACGGAAGGAAACGTCGGAATACCGATCGGAAATCAATCTTCACAGCTTTTCGCCCTTCTTTACCTCAATAATTTAGATCACTTTGTCAAAGAGAAGTTAGGCATTAAATATTACGGCAGATATATGGACGATTTCTTCTTGATACACGAAGATAAAGCCTATTTGCAGTATTGCCGCGCGGAAATAGAAAAGCACGTCGCCGCGCTTGGCTTGTCTTTGAACAACAAAACGAACATTTACCCTTTGCGTAACGGTATAGATTTCTTGGGATTTCATACCTACTTAACCGAAACGGGCGCAGTTATCCGAAAGGTTCGCCGCAGAAGCAAGAACAATATGAAACGCAAGTTGAAGAAAATGCGCGGGCTTGTGGAGCGGGGCAAAATCACGACGGCGACCGTCGAACAGTCTTACAAAAGCTGGCGGGGACACGCTTCAAAGGGAAATTGTTACCACCTGATCCGAAGGACGGATCATTATTACGACAGTCTTTTCAAATCAAAGGAGGCGGGAAAATGTCAAAAGCAATAAGTTCACTTTCCGTGGGCGACAAGATCGAAGTTCCGGTCCTTTCGGCGTATCAATCGCGTTTCGGTGCAAAGATCATTTTCAAGGTTGCCGACAAGAACCACAGCGGCTATCCGTCGAATACCGTAACGCTGATAACCGAAAAGATTATCCAGCTTATGTGTTCGGACGCGAAGGAGCCGAGCAACAGCAATTCCGATCGAAAGAACTACGGCAACAACAGGCACATTTATTTAAATATCCTGCAATGGCTGAACAGCAATGCGACGGCGGGAAATTGGTACAGCGCGAAGCACAGCGCCGACGCGCCGCCGACAAACGCGAACGTATGGGATAATTACAACGAATACGACGCTTGGGCGGGCTTCCTTGCAATGCTTGATCCGGACTTCGTAGCGGAGCTTCAAAACACAACGCTTACCGTCGTAAAATCTTCGACGGACGGCGGGAGCTATGAAACCTTCACCGCGAAAATGTTTCTTGCGTCCACCACAGAAGTGGGGCTTGCGAACGAAAACGGCATTGCAGAAGGTTCCCTTCTTGCTTTGTTCAGCAACAACGCTTCCCGAATTGCCTATCCTACGGCGGAATGCGTAAACAGTTCGGAATACTCAAACAGCAATTTTTCAACGTCGAAGGGCTGGTATTGGTGGCTTCGCACGCCTTATTCGTCGTACGCCTACAGCGTCCGCAACGTCACTTCCGACGGCACGCTGGACGCCTACGGCGCTTACTTCGGGAGCAGGGGCGTTCGCCCGCTTTGTAATCTGAAATCTTCAATCTTGGTATCTGACAGCCCGAATGCAAGCGGGAACTATGAAATCATCTACAACGCCGCGCCTTCCGCGCCGCCCAGCATTACCGCGCCGGAAAGCGCGTACAGCGGGCAGAACATCAACATTTCTTGCGCGGAAGCGACCGATCCGGACGGCGACGCGCTGACCTACGTTTTCGAGCGAAGCGCGAACAGCGGCGCGTGGACACAGGTTCAGAGTTCCGCCGCCCGCACGTTTGCGGAAATGGTATCGACGGCGTGGAACACCCTGCAATACCGCGTGAAGGCGGTTGACACGGCGGGCAATTCTTCCGCCTACACCACAAGCGGATCAATCCCCGTAATTCACAATCAGCCGCCCGTTATCAGCGGGCAGAACGCCGATCTTGGCGTGAAGCGCGCGGATTTCACCTACGAATACAGCGTTACCGATCCGGATAACGACGTTGTAAACGTCGTAGAGAAAATCGACGGAAGCACGATCAACACAAGGAACAACGTAACGCTGGGCGAAACGCTTACCCTTTCCGTGAGCGGAAACACCTTCACGGGGCTTACGAACGCCCAGCACACAATCACGATCACGGCGACCGACAGCGCAGGAAACAGCGCGACAAGAACGCTTACGTTCACGAAGGCGATCAACAGCTTTGTTATTACCCTTACGGAGCCGCTGGAAGCGGAGAGCCAGCCGACGCGGTGCAATATCAATGTGAACAGGGATATTCCCGCTGGCGGCACGTTCAAGGTTGAAGCGTGCAACAATCCATACGACGTTCAGCCCGTATGGGAGGATTGCACGAACGCGGTAATTTCGGGGCTGGCGCACGTCTTTGAAAACAACGTAAACACGGCAACGCAATTCGGCTTGAATGTCCGCGTTACCGTAACACGCGGCGACGCGCTGACGGCGTGCTGGGTATCGGGGATCGGAGGTAATTTTGAATGAGCGTCAAGCATAACAAGAAGAAGAACAACAACGCTGGCGGCGGCAACGCCGCAATGAAAAAAGATATTCAAGACTTAAAGGCGGCGGGCGAAAGTACCGCCGCCCTTCTTGCAATGTCCTTCAAAGCGCAAATCGTGCAGGATCGCGCGGCGGGAACGGACGCGATTTCCGATGAAATGATCCTGCAATCGGCGGAAGTGATCGACTATCCGGAGTGGGAGGACGCGCACAGCTATAACACAGTTGGGGAAATCCTCAAATACAACGGGCGTTATTACGAGGTTATCGCGGCGCATACGTCGAACGGCGTTGCCTATCCCGTCGAAACGACCTTCGCATATTACCGCCTTATCGAACTTACGCACACGGGGACGATTGACGATCCGATCCCCTATCCGGAAACGGCGGGAATTGTCGTGAACGTCGAAAACGGGAAGTATTACAGTTACAAGGGGAAAATCTACCTTGCAAAAGCCGATATGCCGAATTGCGTATATCCGCCAGATACACCTTCCTTGTGGCAATGGGAAAAGGTAAACAAAGGGAAAAAGGAGGGCTGAAAATGACGGAAGGAATTTTGTCCGCCGTTTCCGTTATCAGTTCCGTTTGTGCAATCGTGTTCGGGTATATCGCTTTCGTTCGCAACAGGGACAGCGACAAAACGAAGGAAGCGAAAAGCGACGCGACGATCTTAACGGAGCTGGGGTACATCAAAGGCGGTATCGACGACGTGAAGGCAGAACAGCGCGAACAGCGAAAGACAAATACGGATTTCGTCGGAAGGCTTGTTTCGGTTGAAGCGTCGGCGAAACAGGCACACAAACGAATTGACCATATCGAACAGCAAATCAGCAAGTAAAACAGAACGGGAGCGGTTCACGAATGAGCCGTTCCCGTTCTTAATTTTAGGAGGTATCAAAATGAAAAACAAACAGGAAAAGCCCGTGTTGAATATGCGCTATTACAACAAAGAGATCGACGACGATCTGCCCTACGTCGGCGGGCTTAACTACGACGAAGAAACAGGGCTGATCTACGACGAAGAAGGCGACGTTGTAGACCTTGACACCGTGGCGGGATTTTGCGCGGGCGACGGGAAAGGAGATGATGAAGATGAGTAACAGCGCGCTGGTAGATTACACGAAAATTTCACCGAACAGGACAAGCCCGCGAAAGAACAAAATCGACACAATTACAATTCATTGCGTCGTCGGGCAATGTTCCGTTGAAACGCTGGGCGCTATCTTCGCGCCATCTTCGCGTCAAGCGTCCAGTAATTACGGGATCGGATACGACGGGCGCTTCGGTATGTATTGCGAAGAAAAGGATCGTTCGTGGTGCAGTTCGAGTGCCGCAAACGATAACCGCGCAATTACGATCGAGGTTGCAAGCGACGCCACCGAACCTTACGCGGTAAACGATAAAGCATACGCCGCCCTTCTTGACCTTGTAACGGATATTTGCCGCCGCAACGGGATCAAGAAACTTGTTTGGAGTACAAACAAGAATACCCGCGTAAATCATTTGAACGGGTGCAATATGACAGTTCACAGAGATTACGCGAACAAATCTTGCCCAGGCACTTACCTGTATGAAAGGCAAGCGGAAATCGCGGCGGAGGTAAACAAAAGGCTGGGGGCTTCCCCGGCGGAGCCGGAAACGCCTTCTTCCGGAGCGGGTACGCTTTACAAAGTGCAGACAGGCGCTTTCAAGCAGAAATCGAACGCACAGGCGCTGGAAAAGAAATTGAAGGCGGCTGGTTTCGATACCTACGTCGTGAATACGGGCGGCTATTACAAAGTACAGGTGGGTGCGTTCAGCAAGAAGGCAAACGCCGACGCTATGCTTGCAAAGCTGAAAGCGGCGGGATATTCTGACGCTTTTATTACGACCGGAAGCGGCGGCACGGCGGCTTCCGTGAAGGTGGGAAGCAAAGTGCGCTTGAAGCAGGGCGCAAAAACCTACGACGGGAAAAGCCTTGCTTCCTTCGTGTATAACCGCGATCACGTCGTAAAGGAAATCAGCGGAGATCGCGCCGTGATTACATACGGCGGCGTGGTTGTCGCGGCGGTGAAGCTGTCCGATCTGACGCTTGTTTAACACACGGATCGCACGCGCGCGTTATCGGATCGCACGCCGTGCGATTTCGTGCAATCTATGGAAGGGGGAAATATGGGGAAGCGTTCAAGGCGCGGAAAGCGTCAAAAGAAGTTTCTTGCGGACGAACGTTTCGCAACAAAAGTTATTGTCGCGATCGGAATTACAACGGCGATCTTCATTGCGGCGCAGTATGTTTCTTTCCTCATTACGGGGATTGAACAAACAACGCTGATTACGTACTACTTTTCCGCCGTTGTGATCGAGTGCGGCGCGCTTATGCTGAAACGTGTATCGGAAATCATTGTCGCAAGAGTGAAGAAAAAAGAAGAAATCGAACCGGAAACGGAAACAGACGAAAGCGAGGTTTTATAAATGATTGATCTTACACCCATTATGGAAGCAATTATCGCGCTTGTCGCGGCAGTTATTACCGCGTTCGTGATCCCGTGGCTGAAAGGGAAAATCGACGCGGACAAGCTGGAGAAGATCGAATTGTGGGTAACGGTTGCCGTAGAAGCCGCCGAACAGCTTTACGTGGGAAGCGGGCGCGGCGCAGAAAAGAAAGCCTATGTCGTGCAGTTCTTGCAGGAAAAGGGCTTTACCATTGATCCCGACAGCTTGGATAAACTGATCGAAGCCGCCGTTTTCAATCTTCCGGAGTATATCGGGCTGATCGAAGCGGAAGGCGAAGAAAACGACTAACACCGACAACGCCGCCCGCGTTTCCTCCTTCCGCGAAGCGGCTTTCGGCGGCGGGCTATCCCGTCGATAAAAAATTCCCCGCGAGGGCTACACGCCTTCGCGGGGCTTTTTTTGTTGGCTTCAAATATGGTAAACGATGCGGGCTTCCGCGTTGTAGACTTTACTTCCGCCGTCGTCGAAGTTGTCGATCGTTATTGTAACATCTTCGACACGTTCGAGGATCGGAAGAACCTTGCGAAGATCGCTTTTCCGGATATATCCTATCATATCCCCTTCGGCAAACACGCTGACGGCTGGCGCGCCTTCGTATTCGCACGCTTCAAGCGATCCGTCTATCCCTACGCCTTCGCTGTCCCTGTAAAGAGAAGCGAGAACGCGCTGGCGGCTGTCAAACGTAACGCCAGAAACGGGACACGTTAGAAATTCGTGCGTTTCCGCATATTCCTTCCGGCGCGTTTCTTCCGCCGCCTTCCTTCGCGCTTCCTCTTCCGCCCTCTTACGTTCGGCTTCGGCGGCGGCTTGCGCCCTCTTCATTGTTACGTATCCGAACACGCCCAGCGCGGCGGCGATCGCTATTCCGGTAACGCCCGCGCCGATATTCCCTTGACCGAAAAACGGGAAAGAGCAAAACAGGAACAAAGCGGCAACGATCCACAAGATAACAGGCTTCTTCATCGTGAATACCTCCCCTGATAATTGTAAATTTTTTAGGCTGGAAACGCCCATTCTGACCTTTAACACAATTATACGGCTTCCGCGCGCTAAAATCAAGAATAAAGCGGAATATTTACACGCCGTTTGCAAATAATCAGAATGAAGAGGGATCGCACACGATATGAAGATATACGACTATAACGGGAAAAAGAATATTTGCGGCGAACGAGTGCGGCAAGCGCGGGTGATCCAGCGTTTGCGGCAAGAGGATTTAGCCGCAAAGATACAGACGCAGGGCGTTAATATGGAGCGGGACAGCATAAGCCGAATAGAGATCGGAACGCGCTTTGTATCCGACTTTGAATTAAAGATATTCGCAAAGGTGCTGGGCGTTTCGGTTGATTGGCTTTTAGAGGACGAATAAAGGCGACGGGATAGCCCGTCGCCTTGTTTTTATGATTTTTTCTTGTTTATTTCGGGAAATCTATTGACATACTGCAATAAGTATGTTACAATAAAAGCATAGAAAGGGGGTGAAGAAATGGCGCAGGATATAGGAAAAGCCTTGCAGGAGCTTTCAAAAGCGATTGAGAATAACGAAGCGGTGGAAAGCGTTGTTATCAAAATCACTTTGAAGAAGCAAAAATCCGGCAAGGCTTCAAATCCCAAAGAAAGCAAATAGCTTTCATAGGCAGGGAACGGGCGGGAAACCGCCCTTCCCGTAAGCCCTATTATAATATATATTGCCCGCCGTTGTCAACGGAGCGGGCAGAAAGGGGCGGAATATGATTATTATTCGCAAAGACACAAGGGAATATTCGATCGAAGAGCGCCGCGAATGCTGGGTGCTGTCCTGCAAGATCGGCGGGCTATCCGTGGAATACAAAGTTCCGAAGGATATTTGCGCCGATGAAGAGGAATTGCGCGCCTACGTTCAAGCGGAAGAATTGTTTTAGAGGTGAAAAGGATGGCGGAGAAAAGGAAAACGAAAACTTCGTCGGCGGTGAAGAACCGATATAACAGCCGCGTATACGGTTCGATTATCGTTCGCGTTCCGAAGGAGATGGCGGAAGCATTCAAAGAAAAATGCGCCGCAACAGGAACGGCGCAGGCGCAAGTTATCAAGAAAGCGATTGAAGAATTCTTGGCGGAATAAAGCGGAGCTTCGGAGGGCGGCAGGGTATGCCGCCCTTTTTCTTTCGGAGGAAGGAGGAAAGAGAATGCACAAGCATTTAACGTGGACGGATCGCCTTAAAATCGAAAAGGCGTTAAAAGAGGGCTTGAAGCCCTGCAAAATTGCCGACCGTTTGCACGTCCATAATACGACGATTTACAGGGAGTTAAAGCGCGGAACCTATACGCATTTGAATTCCGACTTAACGACGGAAGAACGCTATTCGCCGGAGATCGCCGAAGCCCGATACCGTGAAAACCTTGCGGCAAAAGGCGGAGAATTGAAGATCGGAAGCGATTACGAATTAGCCGCATTCATCGAAAAGAAGATCGGCGAAGAAGGGTTCTCCCCCGCCGCCGTATTAGGGGAAATCAAACGGCTGGGGCTGACCTTCAAGACGCAGATCAGCGAAAAGACGATTTATAATTATATCGACAAAGGCATATTCTACGGGATCAGCCGCGAGAGCTTACCGGAGAAAGGAAAACGGAAGCGGAAATATGAAAAAGTGGAACGGAAGAAAGCCGCCCGCACGTCAGCGGGCGAAAGTATAGAACAACGCGATCCGGAGGTTGACGAACGAAAAACCTTCGGGCATTGGGAAGGCGATTGCGTTTGCGGGAAGAAAAAAACGAAGCAAGCGTTATTCGTCCTTTCGGAGCGGCTGACGCGGCAAGAAATCATTATGAAGATACCGGATCAAACAGCCGCCAGCATTGTGGCGGCGTTGAACAAGCTGGAACGCCGATACGGGAAACGCTTTTCAAAGATATTCAAAAGCATTACGTTTGACAACGGATCGGAATTTGCGGATTGCGCCGGAATTGAAAAATCAATCTACGGGAAGAAACGGAAACGCACGAAGGCTTATTATTGCCACCCTTATAGCGCGTTCGAGCGGGGAACGAATGAGAATATCAATAAAATGATACGGCGGTTCTTGCCGAAAGGAACAGACTTCCGGAAAGTAACCGCCGCATATATCCTTCGCGTCGAAACTTGGATCAACAATTATCCGCGCGAAATTTTGGGCTTTGCGAGTTCAAACGACCTGTTTTCCGCCCACCTTGCCGCCGCTTAAAAAATTTTTTAGTTTTTTCTGCTTTTACTCTTGACTTTTGCGCGTGTACGGAGTAACATTAAAAGCAGAGAAAACCGAAACGGGTTTTCCTGCTTTATTTTTTTATCCGGACGGCGAAAGGAGGCTTGCGAAATGGAAGGATATTCGTATTTGACGTTCGATCAGCGCCGCGAAATCGAAGCACTTTACAGCGACGGCGAACGCGCGGTGGATATTGCCGCGAAGATCGGAAGAAGCGTTGCCGCTATTTACGAAGAGCTTAAACGCGGATACACGGGAGAGCTTGACGAAAACAAGCGTCCTGTTTACAGCGCCGATCTTGCACAGACGACAGCACTTGAAAACATTAGGCGCAGGGGCAAAAGACGCGCCGCAAATCAGTAACGAAAGGAAGGCTATTCAATATGAGAATGAAGAGGATCGCAAATCACGTCGCATTGCAAACGATCGGATATGTGATCGGCGGAATGACAAACGTAAACATCTATATTAGGGAAGATGGATACACGAAAGAGCGGATTTACAAGGGACTTTATAAAGATTTCGCCCGTGACGAAATGCACAAATACGAAAATTGCAAGGTGACGGAGCTTCGAGCGGACGAAAACGTGCTTTATATCGGGATTGAGGGATAAGAGCAAGGAGGGCTATTCAATATGGGCAAAACGAACTTTGAAGCAATCACGGCGGGCGCGCAGGAGCTGGGGCGGTTCTTGCGTTCCCTTCCGATTATCGAAGCGCCGTGGGATATGGAGTTTCAAAAGCGATATTGTAGCGGGTGCGGGGCGGAGAATTGCGACGCTTGCAGGAATGAGCGCTTCCGGAATAATCCCGAATGGTGGCTATCCCTTGAAGCGGACAGCGGGGTGGCAATGTGAAGAGGAAACAAAGGCAGTTCGCGGCGGTTCTTTCGCTGGTGATCGTCGCGATCCCGTTTGCCGCCTTTATGCCGTGGAGCGGGACGAATGCGGCGGAGGAAATGCCGCGTTTGTCGGCGGAACCTTCGCCGATCATATCCCCTTCCCCGATCCTGACGCTTGCGCCGGAAGAGGAAGAGCCGGAATACATACCGGACGCGGCGGAGGTTGAAGCGCTTGCAAAGATGCTTTACGGGGAAGCGCGCGGGATCGCTTCGGATATGGAAAAAGCCGCGTGCGTTTGGTGCGTGCTGAACCGTGTTGACGATCCCCGCTTTCCGGATACCGTGCTGGAGGTTTTAGAAGCGCCGTATCAGTTCGCCGGATATTCGGCGGATTATCCCGTTCTTCCGGAGCTTGCGACGCTGGCGGCTGACGTGCTGAAACGCTATCACGCGGAGAAGAGCGGAAAAGAAAACGTCGGGCGCGTCCTTCCGGCTGAATACCTGTACTTCACAGGGGACGGGCGGAACAATCATTTCACGATCGGCTGGAAAGATGCTGAAACGTGGGATTGGAGCTTGAAAAATCCGTATGAATGTTAAGGACTACGAATATACGCTTTTAGCTCAACGGAAAGAGCGTTCGGAGCCGAACCGAACGGGAGCGGGTTCAATTCCCGCAAGGCGTATAAATGGAAAAGAAAGGAAGCGCAACACTATGACAAAAGAGAAGAAGCAGGACGGCGGCTGGCAGTTCCCGAAGGCGCTTGAAATTGTGAAGTGCAAAGAGGGCAACAAAGAATTTATGAAGGAACGCCCAGCGCGGCGACCTTTCGGAAATACGGTTCTTATTTGCGAGTATCCGCTGGACGGCGACGCAATACAGGAACCTAACGCCCGAATGATTACGTGGAGGCTTGCAAAGCGGGCGGCGCGGGACTTCTTGCGCGTATCCTTTATGACTTCGGCAATCGTAACGGCGACGAAGGCGGACAAGCCCTTCACCGTTGTTCGGGTTTACGGCAGATATTAACCGGAAAGGGGCTATTCAATATGTTTACAAGAAAACAGACGTGCGGCGTTTGCGGATACCGCGCAACGCCGACAAAAGAAGAAATCTACATTGCAGAGGAACCGCGCGCGTTTGTGGACGCGCTGACAAAACCGCCTTTACAGTTCAGCGCTATGGATTGTCCGCGTTGCGGTTGTCAAATCGCGCTTGCGGTACGTTTTCCCCGCGTTGACCTTCCGCAGATTACGGAGCGGGACGACGCAGACGAAAGCGAGGTGGCGGAAGATGAAGATTAAAAATATCGCGGCGATCTGCAAGAAAAACAAATATGCCGTTATCTATGAGCGATACGGCGAAAGCGGCGGCGTTATTCAGTACATAGGCGACGGCGCGGCGGCTTATCCGGTAACAGGGCTTCCGGCGCTGGATAAAGAAAGCCTTTTAACGATCTTCGACGTTCCGGAAAAACAGCGGGAAGATTGGTTCGTTCAAGTAGCGGGCATTCCTTCGGAAATCAGCTTCGAGGATATGGACGCAAACGAAAAGCCCGTCGAGCGGGAAGCAATTTCGATCGCATATTCCGGAAAGACCTTGAAGCCGTTGCAGACGCGGCGCGGGCTTGTGTTTATCGAAAGCCGCTACCTTTCGCCCGTATCCGATATTCTGGACGTGCTGGAGCTATACGAGCGGATCACGCCCGGCGGGACACCATACATTGTGGCGAAGGCGGGCTTCCTGCTTCAAGCGGTGATTATGCCGTATGACGTGATTAGCCAGCAGTTCGTAGACAATTTGAAGCGGCTTACGGAGCAATGCGTGCTTTCCCTTGATCTTCGGGAGCGGGAGAAGGCGCTGGCGCGCGCCGCAGAGCCGGAACAATTTTCCTTGAACGTCGATCCCGCTACGGGCGAGATTGTAGGAGGGAATGAAGGCGAAGAATGAAAATCGGAATTCTTGCCGCTGATAGTCACAACTTCCCGAACCTTCCCTTGATGAAGATTTCGGCATTCTACAAAGCGAACGGACACGAAGTAGAATGGTGGAAAGCCGAAGGAGAATATGACATTGTTTTTTGTTCCGTTATATTTTCAGAAACAGAAATCCCCGAAGTGAATAATGCGAAGCGCGTATGTATCGGAGGATCGGGAATTGACCTTGATAACAGGCTTCCACCGGAGATCGAACACACTACGCCGGACTATTCAATCTATCCGCAATACAACTTCGCGGTTGGGTTTTTAACAAGGGGTTGCCCGCGGCTAAATCACGCGCGATCGCGCAGCGGGTTTTGCATTACACCGGAAAAGGATGGGTGCATTTCACGGAAAGTCGCCGATCTTTCGGAATTCTGGACAGGGCAAAAGAAAATCAGTCTATTAGATCAAAACTTACTTGCCTGTAAAGATAGGATCGAACTTATAAATCAGCTTGCGGCTTCCCGCGCGGAAATCGACTTCAAAGGAGGGCTTGACGCGAGATACGTAAACGAAGAAGTTGTTGCCGCGCTGAAACAAATAAAAGCACGAAATTACTTCTTCGCTTGGGACGATCCAAAAGAAGATTTATCGGAACAGTTTGAATATATCGCTTCGAGTGGGATTAAAAATCCGGATCGGATCGGGGTTTACGTGCTAACGAACTTTTGGAGTACGGAGGAACAAGACCTTTACAGGGTTCAAACATTGCGGAAAATCGGGTTATTACCTTTCGTGATGATCTATGACAAGCAAAGGTATGTCGATGAACACGGGAAATGGAAGAAAGGCATTGAACGGGTATTTACACGGGAGGAATTGCGGCACTTCAAGATATGTCAATACCTACAACGGTGGAGCGCTTCGCGCGCCCTGATGAAAAGTTGCCCGAAGTTTGAAGATTACGATATGTACAAACGAATGATGGACGGCGACGAACGGTGGCTTCCTCCCGCTCTTCGCAAGGCGGAAAGAGGGATGCAGAAATGAGTGAAGCAAAATATATCTGTCTTTTAGGCATTGATCCAAAGGAAGTTCAAAAGTGTAACGCTTCCGAATGCCCTACTTGCGGCTGGGAAGCGGCGGAAGCAGAGCGCCGACGCGCCTACCTTCGCGAACACGGCTTGACACTATGCGCGGACGGCTTGCGCCGTCTGATTATTCCAAAGAACGGAGGTAACGAAGAAATGAAATACAAAGTATGCGACCATTGCGGCGCACACCTTGACAACGGGGAAACGTGCGATTGCCAGAGGGACGCGGAGGAAACCGACAGCGACGAAGAAAGGAGCGCAAACAATGATCGGAATTAACGAGGTTGCAAGGCAAATTCACGAAAACGCCGTCGAACACGGCTGGTGGGACGAAAAGCGCGGCTTTCCGGAAATTATCGCGCTTATTCATTCGGAGGTATCCGAAGCGCTGGAGGAATACCGCAACGGGCGCTTGCCTACGGAGGTTTACACCGGAAACGGCGGCAAGCCGGAAGGAATACCGATCGAGCTTGCAGACGTGATTATCCGCATTTTCGATTATTGCGGGTATGCCGGAATTGACATTGACGCGGCTATTACGCAGAAGCACGAGTTCAACAAAACGCGCCCTTACAGGCACGGCGGGAAGAAGTGTTGATAATGGCGGCGGAGCGGGTAAACCACCCAGCGCACTACAACGCGGGCGGGATCGAGTGTATCGACGCGCTGGAAGCGGCGACGATCGGGCTTGAAGGGATAGAAGCCTTCTGCACGGCAAACGCGATCAAATACTTATGGCGCTGGAAGCGGAAGAACGGCGAAGAAGATTTACAAAAGGCTATTTGGTACATTAACAAGATCATCGATCGAGCGGGAAAACCGCCCGAAGAAAGAAAGGGGCTTTTCGATATGACGGAAAACAAACACGGCTTCGAGCCGAAGCAGGAAATCACGATCGGCGGGATCGCCTTCACGATCATTCAGACCGCCGAAAGCTGGGTGAAGTGCATTGCTTCGGAGTGCGTTGGCGAAGGCGCTTTCGACGCGCAGAACAGGAACGATTTTGCCGCGTCTGATATTCGCGAGTTCTTGAACGGCGAATTCTTGCACAAGTTGATCGCGGCGGGCGCGCCGGAAGCAATGTTCGAGTATTTCAACGTGGACTTGACCGCCGACGACGGCTTGAAAGACTACGGCGGCGATCGCGTCCGCGTCGGGCTTATCACGTGCGACGAATACAGGCTTCTTCGCGGCAACATTCCGGA